GAAGGTTTTGCAGCCGTCGCGTTTCCCCTCGTCCGCCGAGTTTTCGGCTCCCTGATCGCCAACGATCTCGTTAGCGTTCAGCCGATGAGTTTGCCCTCGGGCCTCATCTTCTTCCTCGACTTTACGTTCGGGGGAACTTTGAATACAACCCAGGATCGCCTAGGCTTCTCCCGCGGCAGTTCGCTGTATGGTGGTGGCGTGGTTGCTGCGCAGATCACTGGTGGTGTTGACCTGAGCGGTGACGAAGGAACTGCAGCTGCAGGCCCTTACAACCTGCGTAATGGTTATTCTTCGCCGACTGGTTCATCCACTGGCCCCGGCGTCGCCGTGGCCTCGGGTACTATTGGTGCCGACGGCACAGTTAGTGCTGACGAGACCAATAGTAATTTGTTCTCTAGTCTGGGTGAACTTTTTGGTAATAACGCCGCCATGAACCGTGTTTTGCGGTGGGATCCCGACTTAACGTCTGGCTCTGCATTCGTGGTTTTGGAAACTGACCTTGGGAGTGCCGCAGGCAACCTGCCTAATGGTGAGCTCTTTAACTATGATGACCTTTCGGCCATCGCCGTTGACCCCACTGGTTCAAGCGCGCACCTCACTATGGTTCATCGCTTGAATGCTCTGAGTGCATCGGTACAGGATCCGACGGTACAGTCTAATACGTCTGTTCGTATGGTGTATGCGGGTACTGCTAGTATTGCCGTCTTGACTGCAGAAGCGCAGTTAGGCGCCCTTACGCTGCCGCTCATTGATAACTTCGAGGGTTCCGACACTAACCGTCAGAACAACCTCGGCGCCGTTCAGGCACAGAGTGTGTGGGGACTTGAGAATAACGCTGAAATCCCTGAGATCGACATCAAGGTCGATTCTGTGGCTGTCACTGCTGAGACCAAGAAGCTCAAGGCCAAGTGGACTCCGGAATTGGGACAGGATCTCAATGCCTACCACAACCTTGATGCCGAGGTCGAGCTTACTCAGATTCTGTCTGAGCAGATCGCTCTTGAAATCGATCGCGAGATCCTTGAGGACCTCGTTGTTGGTGCCAAGGCCGGTACGCGTTACTGGTCTCGTCTCCCAGGTAATTTCCTGGATCGTGATGAAGGTACGGCTATTACTGCTGACTTCACGGGTAACGTGAGTGAGTGGTATGAGACCCTCATTGAGACCATCAATGATGTCTCTGCACAGATCCACCGCAAGACTCTTCGCGGCGCAGCTAACTTCGTGGTTTGCGGACCTGAAGTTGCTAACCTGCTTGAGTTTACGGCTGGCTTCCGTGCCAACGTGACTGCTGATAGCGACCGCGGCGACGCGGGTGCTCTGAAGGTTGGTTCCCTTTCGAAGAAGTTCGACGTCCTCGTCGATCCTTACTTCTTGCGTAATGTGATCCTTGTGGGTCGCCGCGGAAGTAGCTTCCTTGAGAGTGGCTATGTGTATGCACCTTATGTGCCGCTGCAGACCACGCCTACTATCTTCGGTGTTGAAGACTTCGTGCCCCGCAAGGGAGTCATGACTCGATACGCCAAGAAGATGGTGCGTCCAGATATGTATGGAATAGTTGTCGTTGAAGACTTAGTCTAAACATACTTGACGTAGGTCAAAATAGTTAAAGCCCCGTCTCTTTTGAGGCGGGGCTTTCTATTTAGTAATAGCTTCTCAAGGAATATCCATGGCCATCCCTAAATTAAATCCGGCATCTACATCTAATGCAAACATTCTACCTGCTACAGGAAGCACCCTCAACGTGGCCGCTACATTGCCTTTTGGCGTGTACGCCGCCTCTTCTCCCTTTCTATCGGGTGCTTCTGATCAGGTAGCCTATACTTATAAAAAGCTCGGCGGTGATGTTCTGGATATTGAGTTGGCCGAAGGAAATGTATACGCCGCTTATGAGGAAGCAGTCTTAGAATATTCTTATTTAGTTAATTTACATCAAAGCAAAAATGCGCTCCCGAGTCTGCTGGGTTCTCAAACGGCATCCTTTGATCAGGATGGGCAAATTGTTGCAGGCGACGCTTTATCGGGCTCTAATGTTGAATTACGTTATCCCCGCTATGACTATGGATTTTCACGTCGCCAATCGGAACGAATTATCACGGAAACAGGACTCGGAGGGACGCTGCCGATATACTCGGCCTCCTTCGATCGCGTCGCAGGCAAGCAGGATTATGATTTACAGACGATTGTGTCGTCATCCGCGGCCCTTAGTGCATCTCTGCCATATTTTGAACAAGTTGGTGATAAACGTATTACTATTCGAAAAGTCTTTTTTAAAACCCCACGAGCCATGTGGAGATTTTATGGCTATTATGGAGGTTTTTCAGTAGTAGGAAATTTGCGTACCTATGGCCAATATGCCGATGATTCAACCTTTGAAATCGTCCCTACGTGGCAGAACAAACTGCAGGCCATGGCATATGAGGATGCCCTCTGGACACGGATTTCTCATTATTCTTACGAGATTAAAGATAATAATATTCGTATTTTTCCAGAGCCTGTTGCCTCCAGTCCGGACAAATTTTGGATTGAATTTACGATTCGGGATCAATACGCACCATGGGAGGAGGGCTCGGGCCAGCCTAAGTCGGGAATCGAAGGAATCAATAATATGAATACCCTTCCGTTTCAAAATATTCCTTATGAAAGTATTAATGCGATTGGTAAACAGTGGATCCGCCGCTTTGGTTTGGCCCTCACAAAGGAAATTTTGGGACAAGTGAGAGGTAAATTTTCAACCGTTCCCATTCCGGGAGAGTCGGTTACTCTCAATGCGACCGAGCTGTTATCTCAGGCAAAGTCGGAACAAGACGCCTTGCGCGAGGAATTGAAAACGACTCTTAGTGAGCTTACGTATGTGGAAATGTCAACGGAAAACTCAACGCTCGCCGACAATACCGAAAATATTCTGCAGGGCGTTCCTACCGGCATCTATGTAGGGTAAGAGGAGGAATCCCCCATGGCCAACGACAGTTCCAATTCTGGAAAGAAAGAAAACATTCGCCAACAGCAGCGCTTTTCTAAAAATATTAGCAGCGTCCGCACCCAAGAAGAGATTGAAAATCCTCCTAAAAACCAAAACCTAGGGCTAAAAAACCCAGATTTGTTGGCACCGGTGCCCTTCGCCCCTTCGTCGTTGGAAACAATTGATGGTGCTGTTTTAGATTATGTAAATGAAAGTCTTAATATTTTTGTTGACACCAATGAGGGATTTAAAAAGGTTCCTGTGTTGTGGGTGACTGCCGAACGCTCTTATCAGATCAAGCATAGCAAAGAACTACGCGATAAAGAAGAAACTTTGGTGCTTCCTCTCATCGCTATTAGCCGTGCCTCTATCGATAAGAATCCAGCCAACGAATATGCTATTCCAGCTGCTAATATTCCGGAAGTACGGGATGCGATGGGGGGCAGTATTACTGTTGGGCGCCGTATCAACCAGAAGAAGACCGCCGAATTTCAAAATGCCTACGCTGAACGTAAATATAAGCAATCAACGTGGCCACAGGTAGTCAACAATAAAACGGTTTACGAGACTATAACGATTCCTTTTCCCACCTGGGTGGCCCTTACTTATGAAATATCTGTTCGAACGGAATACCAAAGCCAAATGAACCAGATCATCAGAAAGTTTATTCGTCAAGGGGGTCTTAACAGGATGCCATTTCCCATTGCGAAAGAGGGCCATAAATATGAAGCCTTTTATGATGGAAAGGTTGCTAATAATTCTAACGTCGCGAATTTGGGAATGGAGCAGCGGAATTATGAAAATAAAATCAATTTGAAAGTATTAGGCTACTTAATCGGTGACGGCGACAACGAAGAGCGACCCAATTTGGTGTATCGGCAAAATGCCGTAGAGGTTAAAATTCCTCGCGAGCAGGTCATCTTTGGGGATATACAGCAGTTTATAGATAATTCAGGGTTTTATAAAGAGTAAAAGTTATTTCGAGGTTTGTTTTACTATTTATATTTGATGAACCTTTGCGAAAAGTTCGAGACAGTTTTAGACGGGAGATCATAACCAATGCCAGTAGATAGTTTTAGATTTATATCGCCGGGCGTTTTCATTAATGAAATAGACCAATCACAGATCACAGGAATTGAGCGAATTGGCGCCGGCCCTGTCGTTTTCGGGGTTACCGAGAAGGGCCCATCAATGGTGCCGACGCGAGTAACCACATTTGCTGAATTTGTAAGTATTTTTGGAAACCCGCTGCCAGGTAATGGCAAAAGCTCTGATGTCTGGCGCGTTGGTAACTATGCCAATCCGACTTACGGGGCATATGCAGCCCAAGCGTATTTAGCTAATGGCTCTCCTTTAACTTTCGTGCGTCTTGTGGGCGACGAAGATCCCTCGAAGACTGCTGGCACTGATGGCGATGCAGGTTGGGAAATTGGTCCCTCGACCGGCACGGCAGTAGATGCTACTACTACTGGCGTCTGGGGCCTCTTTATTATTGGTTCAGGCTCGGATGGCGTTACCGCCACCCCCGATGCCACCGACGCCGCCGCCTTTAACTACGGCTTTGGCTGCGACGGCCATGGTGAAGGTATGTGTGCTGCTATTTTCTATGCTTCGGGATCCACGCGTATTATGCTTAGTGGGGCCATCGGCCAAGCTTACGATAATTATACTACCGCTTCTGCAGCTGCATTGATGCGACCGCGCTCTTTGGGCGCCACGTCCGAATATTGCGTGGTTATTGACGACGACAATCTTGGGCTGGAAGAAAAGACATTTAATTTTGATCCGACGAGTCCGCGCTTTATCCGCAAGGTTTTTAATACAAATCCTCATCTTTTAAATTCTAATATTACCCCAGCCGCTTTGCAGAAGTCATATTGGTTAGGGGAAAGCTATGGCCATGGGGTGGTTAACTTTGTTTCCAACCTTCATAACTCCAGTGTGGCGATTAGTCGTAGTGACATGAGTGGTACTTATGGCGTTATTCTGTCGCTTGCTTCCGCATCTAGTAACGCTGGTTATGCGGATCCCCTTGCCACTGCTGACGTAGGGGGAGGCGATCATTTGCGTGGCTACCAGGCCCCCGCCACTCCTTGGATTATTGGACAGGACTTAGGAACGGGTAGTAATTTTGATATTAACTCGACTCCGGATTGCTTGTTCCGCATTGCTTCGCGAGATCAATCGGAATATGGACAGGCTAACTACAAGATTTCGTTTACAGAAATTAAGCCGAGCCCTAATGCACAATACGTGAAGAATGGAACTTTTTCATTATTAGTACGGGATATTCAAGATACGGATAAAAATCCTGTGGTTGTTGAGCGTTTTGATAATCTTAACGTTGATCCGATGTCGCCCAATTTTATCGTTAAGCGCATTGGCGATCGTTCGTACGCTTATGACACCACGAACTCTAAGTGGACGGCTACAGGGCAATACCCCAATCAGTCCGCTTATATTCGTATTATTCCCAGCGAGGACCTTGAAGCAGGTACGTTGGATACGTCGCTGCTCCCGTTCGGATTCCGGGGAATTCCCACCTACCGCGGCGTTAATTTTATGTCTGCATCTTCTTTGATGGACGTCGACGGCTTCCGGGCCGTTGATTTGACGGACGGCGACGGCGCGGGTATCCCCCAGTCCATTCTCGCCGTCGGGCTCTCGGGCTCTTTTGCAGGTAACCAGATTTGCACCCGCGATGCGAACATCGCCGCCACTTCCGATCCCTTCTTTTGCTCTGGAGTGAGCATGTCGGGGTCGCTTTTGTCTTCGGCTAGTGTTATTTTCCCTGCTCTTCCGCTGAGAGTCTCTTCGGATGACGGCAATTTAACCAAGCAGACGAATGCATTCTTTGGACTTGACACTTGCCTGAGCCGTACTATCCGCGTATTTGATGGTACAGTCCGCGATTTGGTGCGCATTAAGCCAACGAGTACTGTTAGTTCCAATATGATTCTATCTCCCGGATTCTCCCTTGATGATTTGGTGGTCAGCGCCGCTGGCGTGGCTACCCATAGTGGCTCCGATATCGGCGCCTACAGCGCCGGTGTGTTGGGATCAAGTGGGGACATTAATTCTCCACTGGTTTATCGCGGAACACCCGGTGGCGCACGTCGTGCTCCTGGCGCGTCGAAGACAGCGATGGAAGGCAGCAATGCTATTTTGGACGCGGGCTTTAACAAGTTCACAGTCCCCATGTATGGTGGCTTCAATGGCTTTGACATCCAAGAGAAGGATTGGTTTACCAATACGCGCGCACTTTTGCCCACCACTGGTAAGGACACAGCTACAAATGCGCAATACTACACCCTTAAAAAGGCGATTGATTCGGTAACTGATGTTGATCAGGTCAACATTAATATGGCCGCAATGCCAGGCATTACCGATCCGCAGGTTACTGATCTCATGTTGGCCATGGCCGAGGAGAGAAAAGATACGCTGGCAATCATCGATTTGCAGGGCGGATATACCGCATCGACTGAGAATACGGACGCTTTCGCGGACCGCAAAGGCTCCTCTTCTCAAACCGTGAGCGATATAGAAAGTCGCAATATTAATAACAGCTACGGTGCTGCTTACTATCCTTGGGTACAGATTCAGGATAATGCAGCCGGCGCCAATCTCTGGATACCACCCTCTGTGGTGGCCCTCGGAGTGCTTGCTAGCTCTGCTGCGAAGGCTGAACTGTGGTTTGCACCGGCCGGTTTCAACCGCGGCGGACTTAACAACGCCAACGCCGGATTGAACGTTATTAACATCGTTGAAAAGCTTACTAGTGATCAACGTGATGACTTGTACGATGTGGGTATTAACCCGATCGCATCCTTCCCCTCAGAGGGAATTGTGGTCTTTGGTCAGAAGACACTTCAAGCCAATCGATCTGCGCTTGACCGCATCAATGTCCGTC